AAGAACATATCCATCTTGATAGATTCAATCAACTTCCACAATCGCAGCAGGTTGATGTCAACATCATAATTTTCTGCGATTTCGTGTTCGTCAACCTCTTTACCCTCACGAATGTAAGAATTGATGATTTTTTTGAGTTCTTTTGCTTGTTTGTCACTCACAAAGGTGCAAAGTGTGCTCATTTGACGTGCAAACCCACAAAACTCTTCAATATCATCACGATAAGGACAAATTGTTGCTGTTGGTTGAACAAACAAACAGTTTTTTGTGCTGTTCAGTTTCTTCAACAAAGGAGCAGCAGTCATCTCACGAATATCATCAGCACCACTGTAAATTGTGTGAGGTGCAATGATAATGTCCTGACGAATTGGTGAAGAGAACTTATAGGTAATTGTGTTAGGAGTGAATGTATCTGCTCCACTCCCGAAACCAATCCAATCACCCTGAATCACTGCTTTAGTGCGGGGCAGAAAGTCAAGACAATAAATGAGAATCTGTGCTACCTTTGGTTGATGTCCAAAGTGAGTAAAGATGTCATCTTGATTGTAGCAAAGACGAATCTTTTGCTTATTAAATGCTGCTTTAGTGCAGACAAAGAACTTTCCATTCTGAGGATTTGTACCCCAAACAATAGCAGGAGCACCATCAATTTTCACACTGACATTAGAGTCAGCAGTAAACCAATTCAGAACACTCAAATCTCCTGTCAAGATAGAATCTTCAGGATGTTCCAAGTGGAGGTTTTGAGTCATTGTTTGAGTGTCAACAAAGTCATCATAAAGTAAAAAAAGGAACCTTGTGGGTTCCTCTGTGACAGTTTATCAGGTGTCTTCTTCTTCTTTGAGTTTGTCCATTGCAGTCTTAGATATTTTACAAACTCGGTTATCTTTGTAAAGTTGAGTTACACGTTCCCGACGAAGTTCAAGAAGTCGGTTGTAAGTTACTTGCTGTCCTTCAGAAAGATTAAAGTCATTGACTCTCCATTCTTTTTGAAGTTCTTGAAGTTGAATCAGGATTTCAGAGGGTTTCATTGAGAGTTTCTTGTGTGGTTTCTTGAGTCACTTTAGGTGTCACCCGAATGTTGTAAGGTGAATTGAAGAATCTACGAAATGCAGTAACAATAATCAGGAAAGTTGATGCAACACCAATCAATCCCAGAAAAGTGACAGCATCACCATTAAAATTAAGAGTTTCAGGAGACATAATCAAAAATCGTATTTGGAATTGAGAAAAGTGTTGAAAGTTTTGTCATCATTTGTATTTTCTTCAAAGAGTTCGTCTTGATAAGATTCTTTGAAGTCAAAGTCATTCAGTTCTTCAACTTGAATGTCATCAAACCAATCCATAGAGGTTCCTCAAATGAACAAAAGTAATATACAGAAGATTGTGGTGTTTTTGTGGTGTTGTGTGCCAGTTATTCAGGTGTCCACTCAACGAGACATAATTGCTTTTAATCTTGCTCTTTTTGCTGTTACTTCTGCACCTGCTTCGTGTTCCATTTCTCCGTGTGCTTGACGGATTTGCATACCTTTCCAACGGGCAGATGCTCTGGCAACCTGTTTGTTATACTCATTTGGTTGCATTTTAGGATGTTGCTCTGCTTGTAGTTCTCTCTTTATTTCTTTTTTTAATGCTTCTCTTTCTTGTGCTGCTGCTTGGTTTTCTCTTTGTGCAGATTGGTAGTCAGCAACTTTTTGTTTTTGCTTTGCCATTAAATCAAGTTGTCTCTGACGCAACTCTTGTCTGCGGGATTCAATGTCTTCATTAAATTGCTGAAAAGTCTTCATCTTTACAAATACTTTTAGGTATTTATTTTACATTGAGTTTGCTTATGTGTATCAGTTGGGAAATGATGAGTTCTTAATACTCCATAAACAATAAAACAGTTGGTAATTAAAATAGACAAAAACATCAAGAGACGAATAAGAGCAATCTTATCTGCCTCTTGATTGTTTTTACCTGCTTTTTCTCCCAGAGATTTTGCAATCAATCTCCAGAGACTTTTATGTTTCATTTACCCGATTCTTTAAGTAATTTGACTTGATTCCAATCATTCCTATGCACCAAGACACAAACATCATTCACCCGATTGTTGCCTACCCGAACACAAATTGATAGATATTCGTCACAGACAAAACGAATCTCACCAACCCAATCTCTGTATTGAACGATGATGCCTTCGGCAAAGGATGGTTTCATACAAAGAACTTGTCCAGTGGTGATTCTTTAAGAGGAATTGCTGTGTATTTTGTGGTATTCTTAAAGTTTACAACTTTACCCATTGTCTTACTATTTACAGGACTATAGAACTTACACTCCTTGTGATTGTAGAATCCCCAGATGGTTCTGGTAGATTTGCCCAGATTGTAATCAAACTTGCGGTGGCAATACAACCAAATAGAAAAGATACCACGTTTGAACTCTTCAACTTCATAGACATAATCTTTGGGTGCTTTGTGAGTAAATTGTGGAATCAAATCAACTGAGAGTTTCATCAGCAATCGTAATCTTTGACATATGAGAGCAGTTTAATCTGTTCTTGTAGTTGTAGTATTTCGTATTGCTGTTCTATAATTTTTTGTTGTAATTGCGAGATTCTATCTTGATATTGAGTTTTAAGATCATCAATCATATTGTTGGCATGATCTACGTTTTGTGTCACGTCGTAAATGCCTCAACTACACTGGATTCTACATCTTCAGCAAGAGGATAAGTTCTTGCATTGACTACTTTGTCACGAAGATTTACATAAAACTGTTCGTTGAAACCATCATCATATTCTTTAATCAAATCAAAACATTCATCATCATCCTCTGCAATCACTGCCCAAAGTCCACCATATTCACTTCTAGGAAAGGGGCAAAAATGATCAACCAGATAAAGAAACTTTTGTGCCATTTGTTTTTGTAAGTTACTCCTTAAGTTTAATGTGAAATGATACGATTGTCAATAAAACTCTGCCAAGATGTAGTCGCAAGTGACTTCATATTTCTCAGCAAGTTCATTGACTTCTTGCCAGAACTCTTCTGCCTCTTTGCTTTGTTCTGCTTGTTGAATCAGTTTTTTGATGCTATCGGGAATCATTTTTTATTCAGGTAATCAAAGTGTTTGGAAAATAGAACAAAGAAGAACCAAGCAAATGCTGCTGAAATGATGAGAAACTCTATCATTTTTGATCTGTAAGATTTTGAATTGCTTGTTGACGATAATGTGCTTTGAACATAGCATCATCACGTTGAATACAGAAGATGTTCCAGACAATAATTGCAGAGAACCCAATCAATCCAGCAGCAATGTATTTGGTTTTCATTTTAGATGCTCTCTGCAGTAAACAAAACGTTCCCATTCTTTATCTGTGAAGTTGTCAGAAGCATAGGGAATACCAACAACATAGGCACAGAACTTGTTAATCTCTTCAGAACGGTTACTTGTAGCAATCAAAGAACTTGCAAGGAGTTCAATCATTTGTTCATTTGGAAGATACGTTAGATTTGAAAATCATATTAGCAAGAAAGATAATAGCAAAGTTCTGCCAGAAGGACAAAGATACACCAAACCAAGACAGAATCAATCCAAGCAACCACGCTTCAAAAAGAAGTCCAGCAGTTGCAAGGACAATTACACCAAATACAGCACCAAGAGCAGTAGAAGTTTTCATTTTTCAGAATCAATAATTTTTTTAAGATCTTCACTCAAACGTTTATTTGCACGACGAGTGAGAATAATGTCTGCGATGCAATAACCAAAGGCAAATCCTGCCATAATTGTAGTGATCATACTGCAACTGCTCCTTCAGGAATAGAAACAACTTCGGGAAGTTTGGAATTATCAAACTGGTGCATATTATAGCACACCCACTTACCACTACGGAAGACATATGCGTATTCTTCACTGTTATCGGGAAGAAGAAACTCACAGAGGTCTGCATCAAGACGGGGAGGGCAATCTTCACCACGTTGAGAGTAGTATTGAGGACCATATTCTGCATTTTTAGCAGATCCATTATCATTCCATCGTTCATCAGTCCAACAGGAAGACATATCACCACCATCAATCAGTTCAGCAGCAAGTTCTTTGTTGTTGTAGTGAGTAGTCAGAATACGACCCAACCATTCAGGATAACCATCCCAGTGATGATATGCTGAAAGAATAGAACCATCAGAGAGTTCAAGTCCAATTCGTGAACGGGTGCCCATAAAATAGTTGAAGTGTGGTTTGTGTTGAGAGGCAACCTCTGTGCCTCATAAACTTATGATAGAACGGCACAGGGCAGTTTCAAGATGCTCTGTGCCAGTTCTGCAAGTGTCACATCAGAAGTCCAAATAATCCTCTATTGCTTCATCAATCTTTTGAGAAAGTGAAGTCGGAGGAAGAATAGGATTAACTTCTCCAATGTCACACTGATAATAGTCTCCCAAATTAAGTTCAATCATTGCACCATCTGCACCCTCTTGATAGAGTGAACGTGCAACTTCATCTTCCAGAACAACAACCCGACGTGCTGTCAAATCAAGAACCAGAAGATAATCATAGGTAGAGTCTTTTTTGAAATCCTCTACAGTTTTTGTTTCAGACAGAAAAGACTTGACCTTGAACTTTTTAGTTGCGTGAACATCTTTACGTTTGTAGAAAAGATCCTTTCCCATCTTCATCTCAATTCGGATGAAGTTTCCAGTTTCATCTTCCCAGATGAAATCATAACCAGTTTTGTCAACCCTGACGAGATCAGAAAACTTTGCAAGTCCCTTTTCAACAGCAGTGGCACGGGCAAAGTTATCTGCATTGGAGGAGAAACCTTTGTCGGAGTAGAGAGAATCTACAACTCCAAAAACTTTGTTCCAGTTCACACCAGTTTCAAGGTGATCAATTAGATGAGTCATAGTGTCAGTAGTGGACATATGCAATATACACAAGATGAGAGGTCAATCAATAGGTAATGTGCCACTTGATTGACTGGCACAGTGCTGTTTGATATACTTTTGTGCCTGCAATGAAGTGTTTACAACATCAAGTTGCCGTCCATTGTGAATAATCAT